ATTCAATGTGCGTAGTTTAATGAATAATTTAAATTAACCACAAAGTTAACTCTGTAACTGTCCTGTTTTGCCCTTGATTAAATAAATACCGTTAGATAACACAACTTCCAGCGATATTGGATGTTTAATTAGGAGCTCTTAAAACATGGCAAATCTTGTTTCACCTGGTGTCCAGGTAACAGTAACAGATGAATCAGTTTACGGACCAGCAGGCACAGGTACTGTACCGATGATTTTCATCGCTACAGGACAGGACAAAGCTGACCCAACTGGTACTGAAACTGACGGCATAGCAAAATACACAAAATCAGCACAAGCTGGTAAACCAGTATTGGTTACTTCACAACGTGAACTAACACAGTACTTTGGCAACATCGACTTTCGTCAAACTGCAGGCGCAGTAGTACAAGGCGATGAAACTAACGACTACGGGTTGTTAGCAGCATATTCATTCTTAGGTCAAAGTTCAGCAGCGTACATAGTACGTGCAGATGTAGATCTAACATCACTACGTCCATTAAGCACAGAACCAACAGGTCCTGCAGCAGATGGCACATACTGGGTTAACCCAGCAAAAACATCTTGGGGTATCTTTAGTTATACTGCATCAGGATGGGTAGCAGTAACACCAACAGTAGAAATTGCATCTGGTGCACCAACAGCAACAGTTGTAGATGATGCTTACCACGTGGTAGTAGAAGTTACACCATCAACAACATCTTTGAAATATTTCAAAGGCGTGACTGGTTCATGGGTAGCAATAACAGCAACATTTGCACCACACTATTCAGCACCAGCATCACCGTCAGTTGATGACATTTGGGTTAAAACAACTACTCCAGGCGCAGGTGTTAAATTAGATATATCAAAATATACGACATCAGCAGAAGCATTTACAGCACAACCAGTAGTATATGCTCAAGCAGCAGCACCAACAGGTGTAGCAGGCGACACATTCCAAGACGGTACAGCAGCAATTGAACGTACATTACAAGAAGGTGATCTTTGGTTAGATGTTGATTCATCAGAAATGTTTGTTAAAGTATATACATCAGGCGCATGGGCAAACTTAGCAGTAACAGCTCAAACAACAGAACCAACAGGCAATCCAGTACATGGAACTGTTTGGCATGACCCAGATGTAAACGAATTAGCAGTTTACGAAGTAGCATTAGATGGCGGTGTTCAAAAATGGGAACGTGCAACTAACGTTTCATATGCAACATCAGCACCAGCAGTAGGCGCAGTAGGCGATTATTGGATTGATACAGATGAAGACGGTTATCCAGCACTTTATCGTTCAAACGGTAGTGCATGGGTACTAAAAGATAATACAAACCAGTCAACTTCAAGTGGTGTTGTATTTGGCGATATTACTGCTAACGATACAGCAGCAGGTGCATTCGAAGCAACTCTATTAGCAGATGCTCCAAACCCACTATTATACCCAGTTGGTATAACAGGGATTAATATGTGTCGTTCAGGCGGTACAGTGCGTATGTATAACTCAGCAGAAGCAACAGCATGGAAATGGCGTAACCACGCAGGTAACCAAGCATCAGGCGCAGGTTCGTTTGGTCGTTTAGCACAACGTAGAGTTGTAACAGCAGCGATGCAAGCATCAGCAGCAGGCACAGAACTACGTGAAGAAACAGTAAACTTCCGTTTACTAGCAGCACCTTCATATCCAGAAATGATGGACGAAATGGTAGCACTAAACAGTGACCGTAACGAAACAGCATTTATTATTGTAGACGCTCCGTTCCGTGTAAACTCAACTGAAATATTATCATGGGTTGATGGCACAAACGCAACTGAAAATGGAGAAGATGGCTTAACAACTAAGAACACATATGCAGCAGCATATTATCCAAGTGCATACACAACTGATCCAGTATCAGGCCAAAGTGTAATAGCTCCAGCATCACATGTTGCGCTTTATACATATGCATACAGTGATAACGTATCATTCCAGTGGTTTGCTCCAGCAGGCTTAACACGTGGACCAGTACAAAATGCATCAAATGTTGGTTACTTAAACAGCGAAGGCGAATTTGTACCAGTAGCATTAACACAAGGATCACGTGACGCAATGTATGACAAGAAGATTAACCCAATTGCTCGTTTCCCTGCAGAAGGTGTTGTTGTATTTGGTCAGAAAACTTTACACACTGGTGCTTCAGCATTAGACCGTGTAAATGTAGCACGTCTAACAGCATACCTAAGAGAACGTTTTGCAGTAATTGCTCGTCCATTCTTATTCGAAGCTAATGACAAAGCAACGCAAGCTAATGCTAAACAAGTATTTGATGGCTTCCTAGCTAACATACTAGCACAACGTGGTTTATACGACTTTGCAGTAGTATGTGACGAAACAAACAATACACCAGCACGTATTGATGCTAATGAATTTTATATTGATGTTGCAATTGAGCCAACAAAATCAGCAGAATTCATATACATTCCAATCCGTATTGTAAATACAGGTGATTTATCTTAATATTACCCAGTATTATGTAAAATAAAATTAAAAAGGCCGCATTTATAGTGTGGCCTTTTCTATGGGCGGTTAAAATTTTGCTGTTTTGTATAAATACATATACAAGAGATATTCTATATTATTAGTTTCAAAAGGAGAATTCGAAATGGCAGTAATTTCAAACTTTGGTATACCAACAGATGGATCAGCAAATAATGGCACCACACTTATGCCAAAGCTACAATACCGTTTCCGTGTATCATTCATAGGCCTAGGCCTCGCAACGACAGGCGAACAAGGCATAGTAACACAAAACGTAATTAGTGTTGGCCGTCCAAATTTAACACACGACGAAGTAGTTGTAGATTCATACAACTCAAAAATGTATATGGCAGGCAAGCACACATGGGAAGCAATTTCTTTAGTACTACGTGATGACATGACATCAGCAGTAGTTAAAGCAATGGGCTCACAATTAAATAAGCAAGTAGATCACGCAGACCAAGCAAGTGGAATTTCAGGCTCATCATACAAATTTAGTATGAAGATTGAAACACTTGATGGTAATAATGGTAGTACGGCACCAGAAGTATTTGACACATGGGAGTTAAGTGGTTGTTATCTTGCAGGAATGCAATATGGTGATTTAAACTATGCAACAAGTGATATGGTACAGCTAACAGCAAACATCAGATACGATCACGCAGCACATACTGTAGGTCAACAAGATGTACTAAGTGCAGGTTCACGTGGTGGCACCGGCGAAGTAATAGCACCGTAATAGGTTAATATAACATGGCTCTTGGCGCTAAAGCACATACATTATACGGGCAGACTGCGAATAGCGGTCAGCTGATAACTGCGGCGCCAAGAAGCAAATTTAATTTTACTGCTAGTATGGACACTATTGATGGTCCAGTATTTTTAGAACGTATTGCTAATGTTACAATGCCTAGTTATAGCGCAAGAACTCAAACATTAAATAGTTATAATAAGAAAAAAATAGTACAAACTGGAGTTGATTATTCTCCAATTGTACTAACTGCATATGATACCAAAGATGCATACTTTGAAAACTTTCTAAAAGATTATTCAAATTATTATTATGCTGGTACTATGAATACTGATAGTCTTACTGAACATAACTTGCAAGGTAAAGGCTTTAAATTACAACAAGATAGCAATTATATTAAAACTCTTGTAATAACAAGAGTAGATTCTTTAAAAGAAAAGCAAATAAATATTATTACTATTTTTAATCCAACAATAGCTCAAATAGAT